TGTGACGGTGATTCCGGGACTTGTGTTGCAGGGTAATGCGACTGCTCGGGTTGTGCGTGCGTTTGCTGCGACTGCTGATGTTGTTGTGGTTTACGGGTTCGTTAACAGAATTGCGGTGTAACAATGTCCATCACAAGTTATGTGAGTGGACTGGTCATTCAAACAGTTCCAACAAGAGGTAATATGAGAGTAGATAGATTTACTGCTGACGGTACTTGGACTGTTCCTGCTGGTGTCAGTTATGCAGTGGCACACATTCGTGGCGGCGGTGGTGGTAATGGTACGACAGGTGCGGGTGCAGGTGGAACTTCATCAGTTGCTTTTGCGGGTGGAACAGTATCTGCAACTGGTGGAAACGCTGTCAATAAAGCGTTTGGTGCAAATGATACGGTTGCGATTGCTGGTGTTGCCAATAGCGGTCTTGGTGCTCGTGGTTCAAATAACCGAGCATCGGACAATCAGTATGCAAGTTTTGCTGCTGGTGACGGTGCGTACATTGTTGCTGGCGCAACAGTTACCCCAGCCGCAAGCATCACTATCACCGTTGGTGCAGCAGGCACAGCAGGGACAGCAGGTGCAGCAGGCGGTTCGGGTTATGTGTGGATTGAGTATTTCGTATGAGCGAACGCACAGTTGCCCATTGCCAACCTGACACCACTGATGGTGTTGTGGTGAACATCAGCGTGAAGGCTGCGGATTGGGTAAACGATGACCCGACGCATCTGATTGAATATACTGCTGAGTCGCCTGCGGCTATTGGTTGGGAAGTGAAGAACGGTGTTGTGATTGTTCCTCCTCCTCCGCCTGAGCCTGAACTTATCGTAGAGGAGTAGTTGTGGCTGGTAGTCGCCGTACTTTGGGGTATGTGTCGTCGTGGAATACTGTTGGTACGCCGATTGATGCACCGTATGGTGTCGCAACGGGCGGCACTTCGGCTTCTCGCACCATCGGTGGCGTGAACTATACGGTTCTGACATTTACATCGGACTCAAATCTTGTGGTGTCTAAGGCTGGTTTGTTTGATGTGTTGCTTGTCGGTGGTGGAGGTGGAGGTGCTGGCGTAAACCAAAGTGCCAGCAACACAAACGCTGGCGGTGGTGGTGGCGCTGGTGCGCTTATCGGTTTAGCAGAAACGACGACTATCTATCTTGCTGCTGGCACTTACGCAGTTGATGTCGGTGCTGGTGGTGCGGCAGGCATGGTTTCGGGTGGTCTTGGGCTGGCATCAAGCATTGGCAGTTTGATTTCTGCCGCTGGTGGTGGTCGTGCTGGTGGTTCATTCAGTAGTGGTGGTTATGACAATGCAGGTGCTGGTGGGTCTGGTGGCGGTAACACAGGCACAAACGCAGATGTCAGAAGCGTGACTCCTTTGTACGGTAAGAGTGGTGGAACAGGAACGCAAACTGCTGGTGGCGGTGGCGGTGGTTATTCATCGGCAGGCGGTAACGGTGTAAGTACGACAGGTGGCTCAGGTGGAAACGGTGTTGATGTTTCATCTTGGGGAACAAGTGCAAGCACAGACAACATTGCCGCTGGCGGTGGCGGTGGCGGTAGCCCTGCTGGTGCGGCTGGCACTGGCGGCGTGGCAGGTGTGACAGGTAACCCTGCCAATGCAGCAACAACGGCTGGCTCGGGTGGTGGCGGCAGTCGTGGTTCAGACGGTATTGGTGGTGCTGGCGCAAATGGCAAAGTTTGGGTCAGGTTCAAGGTATGAGCGAGCCAACTACATTTGCCAAAGTTGAAGGTGGCATCGTGACCGATGTGCGTGTTGTCGCTTGGGATTTCCTTGTTGCTAACCCTGACCGCTACGGTGATTCATCGTTGTGGATTGAATGTTTTCGTGATGGTTCTGGTCGTGGCTACTGCTCTAAGGGCTGGTCATACGACGCTGAACTTGACAAGTTTGTAGCACCTGTTGTTGGGGATGCAGATGAAACTGAATAAGAAACAACAAGCCGCTCTACAATCGTACGCTCGCAGCGCACTCGCTGCGGTTGCTGCTGTCATCGCTACAGGTAACTGGAATCCCGAGGACATCTTTAAGGCTGCTGTGATTGCGGTGTTGCCTCCTGTGTTGCGTTGGGTGAACCCGAACGATAAGGCGTTTGGTAGGAGCAAAGTAAAGAGGCATTAAATGGATTTGGGGGACCTTCTCAACGAGAAGGAGTGGCGTAAATGCAGAGTTGCTGACGACGCATCAGTGGATGATGCGCTCGCAGCGTTTGAGTATTTTTGCTCAACGTATTGGCATATTCGTCATCCTGAGCGTGGACGTATCAAGTTTGTGTTGCGTGAAGCGCAGTTGGAAACTGCCCGGAATTGGATGGAGCATCGTTATACGATTGTGTTGAAGGCTCGTCAGATTGGGTTTTCTACTCTTGCTGCTGCGTTTGTGTTTTGGGAAACGTTTTTTTGGTCTGACAGGTTTGTGGTCATGTTGTCTCGTACTGAGCGTGAGGCATCTAAGTTGTTGCAGAAAACGAAGTATGGTTACAAGATGTTGCCTCAGTGGATGAAGGTGCGTGGACCTCAAGTTGTGTCCGATAACCAGTTGAAGATGGTGTTTGATAACGAAGCATCTATTGAGTCGCTTCCTTCGGGTAATGACCCTGCTCGTGGTGAAGCGGTGTACAGGGTGGTGATTGACGAGATGGCGTTCTTGCCGAATCCTGATGAGGCGTGGGCTTCTATTGAGCCGATTGCTGACGTTGGTGGTCGTGTTATTTGTTTGTCTACGGCAAATGGTGAGGGAAACATTTTTCATGATTTGTGGGTCGGGTCGCAGACCCGCACCAATAGGTTCGTTGGCATCTTTTTTCCGTGGTCGGCTGGTGAACGTGACGATGAGTGGTATGAGGCTAAGAAGCGTGATTTGCCTGATTGGCAGTTGGCACAAGAGTATCCGTCTGACCCTGATGAGGCGTTTATTCGTTCTGGTCGTCATGTGTTTGATTTGGAGGTGTTGAGGGAGTTGGAGTTGGTGGAGCCGTATCGTGGCTATTTGGCGAAGTTGCCGGGTCGTGGGGTGTATGAGTTTCGTGAGGATGGTGGCGAGTTTGCTGTATGGAATTTTCCTGAGTTGGGTGAGGTGTATGTGGTGGGGGCTGACGTTGCTGAGGGTTTGGGGCATGGTGACTATTCTTCGGCTCATGTGTTGAATGCGTCCACAGGGGAGATAGTGGCGCATTGGCATGGTCATATTGATGCTGACTTGTTTGGTGAGGAAACGTTGTATGCGATTGGGCATTGGTATAACAAGGCGTTGATTGGTGTGGAGTCAAACAATCATGGTTTGACAACGTTGAAGGGGTTGCAGCGTGTGGGGTATAAGAATTTGTTTCGGCAGCGTCGGTTGGGTCAACGTAATCCGACTGTGTCGGAGACGTTGGGTTGGCGTACGACGAGTGTGTCTAAACCGTTGGCTGTGGACGAGTTGAATGCTGGTTTGCGTGACAGTGTGTTGGGGTTGTGGTGTAAGTCTACGGTTGCCGAGTTGCGTACGTTTGTGCGTGAGGAGAATGGAAAAATGCATGGTTCTCCGCATGATGACAGGGTGATGTCGTTGGCGATTGCGAATCAGATGTTGAAGTATGTGTGGCTTCCTGAGTATCGTGGGACGGATACGCCGAAGGCGAATACGTTGGGTTGGTGGGAAAAGCACATTATTCGTGAAAAGAAGCCTGAAAGGGCGTTGATTGGGTCCCATAATGTGAGAAGTAGCGGTTGGGACTAAGGGTGATGCAAGTTTTTGTTTGTGAGCCGTGTGGTAAGTCTTTTGAGGCTGAGGAATTGCCCCGCCGTGGTGCGGTGTGTTTCGGATGCCATGTGAAGACAATTCGGTTGGGTTTCACATACGGGCAGGAAGATTTTCATGGTCCTACGATTCGTGAGCGTCAAGCCAAAACGGTTGCTGATGCCAAGGTGAACGGCTATAACGCTGAACCTGTGGGGAGTCGCTGGGTGTGACATGGAGACTGTTCTGGTTCCGATTGCGGTTGCGATTATTACGGGACCGATAGTAGTTGTTTTACAGAAGTTGCGTAAGGAGAACTCTGAGCAGCATGCCGAAGGCAGGGTTCTGCTTCGGAATGTGGCTCATAAGGTTGACAAGATAGGTACAAAGTTGGACGAGCACATCGGCTGGCATAAAGGGAAAGAGGAATAATGGCACGCATTTCTAATTACGAGTTGTTGAAGCGGTATCGCAACAAGTTGGAGCATTCTCGTCGTTGGCGCAAGGAAGAGAAATACGATGACTTGTGGCAGCGGATGATTGACTTGTATCGAGGCAAGCATCACCGTACCGACATCAAAGAGGACCAGTTGCTTGTCAACATGGCGTTCTCTACTATCAACATTGTTGCTCCTGCTGTTGCGGTGAATCATCCGAAGATTACGGTGAACGCTCGTCGCCCCGAAGATGGCGATAAAGCGGTGGTGACTGAGGCGATTGTGAACTATTGGTGGCGTCACTACGACTGCCAGAAAGAGTTCCGCCGTTCAGTGAAAGATGCGTTGATTCTTGGTCATGGTTGGGTGAAGACTGGTTACCGTTATGTGGAGGAAGAGAAGGCTGTTGATGGTCAGTTTGATTCGTATGACGAGTTGGCCGAGAACCGTGAAGAGAACGTTGCTGAATCTAATCTGATTGTCAAAGAGGACCGTCCGTTTGTTGAGCGTGTGTCTCCGTTTGATGTGTTTGTTGACCCAGATGCAACCAGCATGGAAGATGCTCGTTGGATTGCGCAACGTATTCGTCGCCCGTTGGAGGATGTGAAGAAGGATAAGCGTTATAACTCTACTGCTCGTAGTGAGGCTTCTCCGTCGCATTACACGAAGTGGGGTCAGGATGCGTATCGTCCTCGTCGTTCACAAGACCCGCAGGATGCTTATGTTGAGGTGTGGGAATGGTATGACATTGACCGCAATACGGTGTCGGTGTTCTGTGACGGGTCGGACAAGTTCCTTGTCGCCCCGAAGGAGATTCCGTTTGCTTTCGGTCAGCCGTTTGTGATGATTCGTAACTATGACGTGCCTGAGACGTTTTATCCGATGGGTGAACTTGAGGCGATTGAGCCGTTGCAGCACGAATTGAATCAGACTCGTACACAGATGATGAATCATCGTAAACGGTTCTCACGTAAGTGGCTGTATAAGGAATCTGCGTTTGATACTGATGGTCGTCAAGCGTTGGAGTCTGATGAGGACAATGTGATGGTGCCTGTGATTACGGATGACAACTTGGGTAACGTGTTGTCTCCGATGCCTGCGGTGATTAATCCACCAGAGTTGTATAACCAGTCGGATTTGATTTCTTCGGACATGAACCGTGTTTCTGGTGTGTCTGAGTATCAGCAGGGTTCCATGCCTGAGATTCGTCGTACGGCTACTGAGGCTGCGATTGTGCAGGATGCGTCCAATGCTCGTTCTAGTGACAAGTTGGCGATTATTGAGCGTGCTATCGGTGAGTGTGCTCGCCGTTTGGTGATGCTGGCACAGCAGTTTATGACTGGTGAGCAGGCGATTCGTGTTATTGGTTCTGAGGCGCAACCGTTGTGGTTGACGTTTGACCGTGACTACATTCAGGGCGAGTTTGACTATGAGGTTGAGGGTGGGTCTACTGCCCCGATGAATGAGTCGTTCCGTCGCCAGCGTGCTTTGCAGATTGTGGACGCTATGGCTCCGTTTGCTGGGGCTGGGATTTTGGACATGGGCAAGATGGCTACCTACGTGTTGCAGTACGGGTTTGGTATCAAGCAGGCTCAGGGGTTCATTATGGCTCAGCCACCGATGGGAGCCATGCCGCCCGAGGCGGCTGGCGGTGCTCCTGCTGGGATGATGCCACCAGAGGGGATGGTGCCCGGTATGGGTGCTGCGGAGGGTGAGCCGACTGGTGGTATGCCTTTGCCGAGCAATATTCCGCCTGAAATTCTGTCGCAATTGTTGGCTGCTGGTGCTCCTTTGCCGAATACGCAGTTGCCGAATGAACAAATTATGTAGCGTCTGGTACTAGGGGTAGAGCAACCGCCGAAGGAGGACTCTATGAGTAATATTGAAAACACCGTTGAAGAAGTTACTGACACACCCATCGTTGATGGGCAAGTTGATGCGAACTCCGAAACTGGTGAAGCCTTAGAGGCTGAACCGAAAGAGTATTTCGTCTGGGACGAATATGCTGACAAGCCCGTCAAGTTAATTGTTGATGGCGAAGAAATTGAGGTTCCGCTCGCTGAGGCGCTCAACGGTTACCAGCGTCAATCGGACTATACCCGTAAGACGCAGGAACTTGCTGAGCAACGAAGACAGGTGCAGTTTGCGGCCGCTTTGCAAGAGGCTTTGCAGAATGACCCAGCAAGCACTGTGGAATTGCTTTCGCAACATTATGGGGTGAACAAGCAACCAACATCCGAAGAGGATGAGTTTCTTGACCCAGTGGAGAAGCAGTACCGCCAACTTGAAACTCGGATTCAGGCATTTGAACAGGAGAAAGCGATGCGTGAGTTGGAGAATCAGATTGAGTCTTTGTCACGGAGATACGGGGAACTTTTTGATGCCAATGAGGTCGTAGCGAAAGCATTGGCGACAGGAAGCACGAATCTTGAAGCAACTTATAAGCAGATTGCGTTTGACCGTTTGTTTGAACAGTCTCGTACCAAGGAAGTAGCAACTAAAGTGAAATCTGAGGAAACGAAGAAGATTGTTGATGCGAAACGGGATGCCGCAGTGGTGTCTAAGGGTGCTTCTGCGAAGAGTGCCGATGTGTCTTCTAAACCTATTCGTAGTGTTCGCGATGCCTTTGAATCTGCCAAACGGCAGTTAGAGGGCTAGAACAATTTCAACCAAACCAAGGAGTAATTCATCATGACTGCAAATGCAAATTTTGATGCGCTGCTTTCAACAACGCTTGCTAACTACCGTTCGCAACTCACGGATAACGTGTTCACTGCACGTCCGCTGACCTATTTCCTCATGGATAAGGGTCGCATCCGTATGCTCAACGGTGGCACCAAGATTATTGAGCCGCTCATCTACGGAAAGAACAGCACTGTGGGTTCGTACTCAGGGTACGACTCGCTCAGCCTGACCCCGCAAGAGGGAATTTCGGCTGCGGAGTTCGAGTGGAAGCAGTACGCTGCATCCATTTCAATCTCCGGTATTGAAGAAGCCAAGAACAACGGTGAACAGGAAATCATTAACCTGTTGGAAGCGAAAATCATGCAGGCTGAAGAGTCCATGCGTGAGTCGTTCAACCAGATGTTCTTCGCTGATGGCACTGGCAACAGTGGCAAAGATTGGAACGGCTTGGGCAACCTCGTTGAGGCAAGCGGCACTGTTGGTGGTATCAACCGTGCAACTTCTGGCAACGAGTTCTGGCGTTCATACGAGGAGAACACCGCAACTGCGTTGACTCTCGCTCAGATGGCGACTGCCTACAACACCGTGTCGGTTGGCAATGACCACCCAGACATGATTCTTACGACTCAAACCCTGTTTGAGAAGTATGAGGCTCTGTTGCAGCCACAACTTCGTTACACGGACACCAAGACTGCGGATGCTGGATTCCAGAACCTGCTGTTCAAGGCTGCCCCAATTGTGTACGATGTTCACTGCACTTCGGGTGTCATGTACTTCCTCAACAGCAAGTACCTCACGTTGGTGGGTCACAGCGGCAAGTGGTTTGCACAAACTGAGTTTGTCAAGCCAGAAGACGTTGATGCTCGCTATGCGCTCATCATGTGCTACGGCAACTTCACGGTCCGCAACTGCGCCAAGCAGGGCAAACTGACCGCCAAGACAGCCTAATCGGTAACTAGGAAACAAGGAGAAATATCATGCCATTGAAGCCAAACAGCACATCCGGTACCATTACGCGCAAGCGTATTGAGGACTGGGTAACAGCGTTTGAAAAGGTTGCTGAGGTCGCTGAGACTGATGCAGCACAAACGTTGAGCGCCAGCGAATTGCTGGAGAGCAAACTGTTCACCTGCACGCCAACTGCGGCTCGTAACTTTACGACCGCTACGGCTGCGCAGATTGTGGCAGCGCTCACGGATGAAGCAACTGGTACGTCATTTGAGTTCACGATTGTGAACCTTGCTGCCTCAACCCACGCAATCACCGTTGTCGGTGGCACTAACGTGACCATCGTCGGTGCGGCTGCGGTTTCGGCTGCGACGTCAGGCACTTTCGTCGGGGTTGTCCAGTCGGACAGCACCGTGAAGGTGTACCGCAAGTAAGGGAGTTGATGTTGGGACGGGGGGATGAAGCCCTCCGTCCCACATCACATCAATAAAGGAGAAAGAAATGCCACAGTATTACAAGATTCTTGACAATGGTCAAACAGACCAAAAAAATGCAGCCCGCAAAAATAAAGTGCGCAGGCAAAGGTACGCTTCGGCGGCTGCTGGTCTTGGAAAGGCAAAAGCCAGAGGGACCGGAATTGACGCATCTTATGTTGGTCGTACGATTTACAATGCGAAGCAGCGTAAAGCGAAGCAAGGAAAAAAGCGTTAATTGAGTTGGGTCCCCACCTCATGCCCACCTCCCTTCCGTGGGGTGGGGGCTTAACTTTTAAAGGAGAATAATCATGGCAAAAAAGTATGTTTCAACAAGTCGTGCAGACCGAGCAGACGACAAGCGCAAGCGTGACGCCAATAAGGCAGAAACTAAACGTAATTCACGTAAGCGTGATTTGGCGATTGCTGCTGCGGGTGGTGCTGGTGCGCTTGCCGCACGAGCAGCAGCAAAGGGCGCTGCCAAGGCTGCGCGCTCTGCAATCAATAAACCGCCAAAGCCGGGTGCTTTGTATCGCGGCAATCAAGTTCGGAATTTGAAGTCAATGGAAAAAGCGTTTCCGGGAATGTCAAAAGAAGATATTCTTCGTTTGAATCGCAAGGCTGCCGTAGAAATGGCTCGTGATGGAAAGATTTCCAGCAAATCTATAAATCGTGGACCGAAAGGTTCTGGCGGTGGCGGTGTTCGCAAAGATGATAGTTACAGCAAAATCAATCCTGCCAGAAGGGGTCAGGGCGTAAGTTCAAGTCGTTATGCTCGTTTGACTGGCGGCGCTGCACCGGGACGTGGCATGGGTCAAGGTGGACGAGGCGGTGGAGGATTCCTCAACCGCAGCAAGTAATAAAAGGGGTTAATGGTGATGAACGTTAAACCCGCACACGCAATGTACGGCGAACCCGTAAACGCTTACCGTCAAGCAGCCGTAAGTTTGGCTGGAGCCAAATTGCAGGCTGGTGGGGGTGAATATACGGGTCGCAACCGCTGTGTAGCGGATGGCGACACCTGTGAAGGTCCCAAGGCGAAGGGTACGCAGTATTGCATCGGTCATTTGCGTAAGGCTGCCAAGGGTGGTGATGTTCAATGAATCTTGCTGACGTTCGCACGATGGTGCGAGACATCTCTGACCTAGACACCGTTGACTTGCCGAACAGTTTGTTGGACACGTTTGTCAAAGAGGCGTTTCAGCGTATTGTTGCGTTGGAACGTCGCTGGCCGTTTTTCCAAGAGACGTACACATTGAACACGGTGGTGAATCAGCGTCCGTACACAATTTCCACTATTGGGGACATTCGCGAAATTATTTCTATTGTTGAAACTACTGCTTCGGGTAATCGTTTTACGGAGATTGCGTATGATGATGCCGAGGAGGTGTGGCTGGGCAACACGGATGTTGCCAGCCGACCGTACTTTTGGGCTGTGTGGGATGGGCAGATTCATTTGTATCCGAAGCCTGACAATGTGTATCCGTTGACGGTTCGTGCGTATCGTAATCCTTCGTACACGTGGTTGACGAACACGGCTACTGAGATTGACTTGGATAACTGGTTTCATATTTTGTTGGCGTATTATGCGTTGGCTCGGGTGTATCAGCGTCAAGAGGATAATGAGATGGCGATGATGTATCAGCGTTCGTTTGAGGAGGGTGTAGCGATGGCTCGCCGCGATTTGATGAAGGCTCGTTCTCATCGTCCGTTGTTGTTGTCGGGTGGCAAGAAGTATCCGACGATGCGTAGATGGTTGCAGACTCTGGGGGCGACGCTTGGGTCATGAGCAGACTATTGACGGACCGCTATGACGATTTTACGGGTGGGTTGAACCTTCGCGCTGACCAGTTTCAGTTGGCGAAGAATGAGTCGCCTGACATGTTGAATGTGGAGATTGACCCTCGTGGTGGTGTGTTTAGTCGTGGTGGTATGCACAGGTTGAATACGACTGCTGTGTCTGGTACGTGGGACCCGCAACGTTTGTATGCATTTTATGGTAATTCGTCTCGTCTGATGTTGACCAGTAACACTCACGTGTTCTGGTCGTCTGGTACGAACTTTACTCGTTTGGAGTATTCGGCTGGCAATCCTGTGACTGGGACTATTGCGAATCATGGTGTGTGTATGTATGCGTGGGGTGACACGTTGTACATGGCTACTGGTGCAGCGGCTGGGGCAGTTGGTTATAGGTGGAAGACCACTGATACGTATGCGACTGCGTTGTCTGCGAATGGTCCGACTTGGCAGCCGTACAACAATCCGATTGGTGGATTCATGCCACGTGCTGACCATGTGATTACGCACACAAACAAACTGTTTGTTGCGGGGACATACGAAGCGGGTGTGTTGCATCCGAATCGTTTGCGTTGGTCACATGAAGGTTTGCCGGGTGACTGGATGGCAGATGACTTCATTGATTTCAACGGTGGCGGTTTGGGTATCCGTGGTTTGGCGATTGTTGCTGGTCAACTTGTTATCTTTAAGCCGAACGGTATTTATCTGCTTGTCGGTAACTCGTCTGACAACTTCCAAGTTGTTGAGTTGTCAACGAACCTTGGTGCAAACAACCATCACAGTATTGCTCAGGCTGAAGATGGAGTGTATTTCTACTCCAATCCAGAAGGTGTGTTCTTCTATAACGGCACCAAAATCATGGATGTGTTTGAGCCGTTGCGTCCACTGGTGGACGAACGTTTGTTGTCTACGGCTTCTACTGAACCGTATTCGGTGTCGTGGATTGGTCGTCGTGCGTGGATTGCGTTGCCGTACGACCCAGACAATATTGTGACCAAGCCGACACGTAACTATGTGTTGGACCCTTCTATTGGTGCTCGTGGTGCGTACACACAGTTCGCTACGCATGATGGTTATGGGTTGATTGGTGGTACTGACTGGACTGACGACGCAAACACGAACTTTCGTGTTGCGTGTCATCCGACGCAGCCGTATGTGTTGAAGGTTGATTTGTATCAGGAGGAGCGTGACAACATCACTGGTACGTTGACAGCGTTCTCGTCGTATTATCGCACTGGTTGGGTGGATGGAAATACGTATGCGCAGAAGAAGATGTTTCGTCGTCCTGACATTGTGTTTAAGCAGGTTGATACGCAGCGGATTGTGAACGTGAAGGTGTTTCAGAATTATGAGGAGGCTGCTGGTAACGAGCGTAAACAGTTTGATGTGTCGTTGTCTGGTGCTGGTACTGGTGCGTATTGGGGTGTTGCGTTGTGGGGTTCAGGCTTGTGGGGTTCTTCGTCTGAAGGTGTGGTTGTGAAGAATGGTCGGAATCTTGGTTTGGCTCGCAGTGTGCAATTGTTGTTCACTGGTCCTTCCAATGGTGGTTGGGGGATTGATTCAATTACCTATAAGTACAACAACCGAAAGGTGAGTGGCTGATGCCTCTTTCTGTTCCTTATTCTTTTACATCTAACACGGTTATTGAAGCCGCTGAGATGAACAGCAACTTCACTGCGGTGAAGAACTTTGCTGACGGTTTGGCTTCGGGTGTGAACCTTGAAGATGGTGCTGTGACGACAGCCAAAATTGCTGCTGGTGCGATTACTTCTGCGAAGTTGGACCCCAGTGTTGCGAACTCTTTGGCTTCTGGTGATTCTGACCAAGTGGTGTTGGGTACGCAGGTGTTCGGATGAGAAGTCCTTGGTCTTCGCCTATTATCAACACGTTGACGACTGATGATGCTGGTCGTTTGCAACAGATTTTTATGTCGTTGTCTCGTGAGTTGACTGAGGTGCGTGAAGAGATGGATGATTTGAAGAGGATGGTTGCACGAATGGATAGAGGTAATTATGGCGTACGACCCTAGTTTGTATGAGGCTCGTCGGCGTGGCTATACGGAGAATTATGCTGCGACTGCTGCTGCGAATCAGTATTCTCGTACGTTGGCTCAGCAGCGTGGTTCTCGTGCCCGTCAGAATGCGTTGCGTGAGTATGAACGAGCGCAACCGCAGTTGGTGCGTGGCTATTCGCAACGTAATCTAGTTGCTCCGAACGTTCGTTCGGGTATTTTTAATCGTGCGATGCAGGAGTTCGCTGGTGAGCGTGCACGTAATTTGTCTGAGTTTGATTTGGGTCAGGCTGAGCAGATGCGGGGGTTTGATTTGGAGGATGCTCGTTTGTTGCAGCAGTACCGTCAGGCGTTGGGAGATTTGGAAGCGGATAAGGCAAGAGAAATCGCAGATGCTGCTCGGCAGTTGTTTGCGTTTAGAGCAGGAGCAATGTAATGTCACAGCGTGGAGTTACTACTTATGGTGTTCCTGTTGACCGCAGGACAACTGGAAATGTGCCAGTCCCACCGAAGAATGAGACTTCGGCTTCAATGGGTGGTACTACCGCACCTGCTAGTGACGGTTCTGGATTTGATTATAGTCAGGACCCGATTGCTGCTGCTGTGGCTGCAATTGGGAATTTGAATTTTACTCCTACTGCGTCGTATGGTGCTGGTTCTGGTGATTCTTTGGCTAGCCGAAAGTATGCTGACGAGCAGGCGAAGGAACGTAGAACGATTGAGGCTTACCGGAATCTGTTGTCTGGTGGCGGTTATCGTGCTGGTGCTGACCGTTTGTTGGGTTTGATTAATCAGCAAGGTGACGTTTCTAGGGCTGCTACTGAGCAGTCGTATCGTGATGCGTTAGCAAACATTTCTGCCGGTTTTGGTGATGCGGAACGTTTGACTGGCGAAGGTTATTCTGCTTTGGAACAATTCTTGCGTCAGAACCCGAACAACCCGTATGCGGGTGTTCAGGTTTCTGCTGGTCAGGCTCCTGATGCGATGGAGCAGTTGTTGTCTGCGTATGGTGTGTCTGCTGACCCTGTGCGTGCACAAGTGGCTGCAGAACAGGCTGCTGCTCAGCAGGGTGCTGCTGGGTTTCAGAATTTGTTGAACACGTTGGGGGCTTCGGCTCAGCAGTCTGATGCTTCTCGTTTGGCGGAGATGATGATGGCTCGTAATGTGGCTCAGACTTCGTTGGGTTCGCAGAGGGCTGGGTTGCAGTCTCAGGCTGCTCGTGCACAGGCGGATGCGTTGGCTCAGATTCAGGCTCAGTTGGCTCAGGGTCGTTTGGAGCAGGAGACTGCTGCTGAGGGTCGTCGTCAGGGCCTCGAGGATTTGATTGCTGCTGCTGGTGGGGAGTTGCCCAAGCCAGAGGGGTCGGCTTCTCGTCCTATAGACCAGTTGGCTGCGAAGGCTTCAACGGTCAAGGACAAGAAGTTGGCTGCCCGTATTGAGGCGTTTGTGAAAGCCAATCCGAATGCGGGTATTCCAAAGATTAGTAAGGAATTTCCTTCACTAGCCAAGAACCTGAAGTAGCAAAAGGGCTATAAGTAGAATGTCTATTCCGCAGGACCAACTCCTGCTACTTGCCCGTGCCTTGTCAGGCAAGGGCAACGTAAGCAGTGGCGATATCAGCACGTTGCTTTCGCCTGAGTTAGGTTATCTGACTGGGACGTTTTATGGTGGGCAGGATGCTGAGCAGGCTGCGCAGGATGACGAGTTGTTGTGGATGGATTATGCGCCTAATTTTCGTAAGGCGTTGACTCTTCCTGATACGGACATTCGCAAGATTATTGCTGCCGAGATTTATCGTGGTGCTGCTCCTTGGGATGTGAAGCGTCAGATTGAGGAGTATACGGCTGGTCAGGCTGATTTGTCGCCCGGGTTGATTAATCAGGAGGGTGAGACAAAAGATTTGCAATCTTTTGCGAACACAGTGTTCAGTGAGTACAACAACTATCAGGTTGCCAAGAAGAAGGCTGACCGTACTGCTGCGGGTAAGGACCCGTTTGTTGCTGGCGGTATTCCTTCTCCTGAGATGGATTTTGCTCCTGAGCAGTTGGCTCCTGAGTTGTTTGAAAATTTGGCTAAGGAGTCTGCGGCTCGTGGTGCTGAGTCAAAGAAATTTCAGCAGCGTGGCAAGAGTCGTGCTGCTGCGTTGGAGTTTTTGAGCAGGGGCAAGAGTTTTAATCCTGCTACCGAAAAACTTCCAACGTATGAGGATGCGAATTATTTTGATTGGGCTTCTGGTGGGACTGGTCTTCAGGATGAGCAGGCGAATTTCGCTAAGCAGGTTGAGGGGTATCAGAAGGAATACATGAAGCGTGTGGACAGACTGAATCAGGTTAAAAGGGGTGGATGGAAGAGGTTGTTTCCGGAACTTCGTTCTGAGCAGGAGGCTCTTGCGGCAGCACAGAGGGGTGTTGACGTTTACAAGAAGCAGTTTGATACTGCGTTTGAGGCAGCGAAAACCAAGTTGGGTATGTATACGCCTGAAAAGATTGTTAATCCGAGTCAGAAGGATAATTCGTTTCAACGTGCAGAGGACATTCGTTTTGGGCGTACGGCTCAGCAGGTTGTTGACCGTAGTGAGAACGTTGGTAAGGATATTGTTGAGTCAGCCCGAAAAGAAAAGTGGTTGCAGGATTTTAATTCTGCATTGGGGATGCTTGTGCAAGCGAAGGCTCGTGGTGCTGGTTATACGCCGTACCAAGAGACGTTGACTGCACGTTCTAATTTCTTGCGGGCTGGTGGGATGTAGTGGCTGTTGACCCGAACCTTGATGAACTGTTGGCGAGGCTGGCAAACGTAAAGAGTTTGCCTGCGCCTTCGCAACCGTTCCGTACTGCTGAGGCTGCTGCTGGTTCTCAGGCTCGTGATGCTGCTGGTCGTGCGTTTGCGGCTACGCCTCGTTTGGGTGATGCGATTAAGGGTATTCAGCAGGGTGGTGTTGCTCAGACTGGTGCGAAGGGTACGTTGGCTCGTGTGTTGGGTTCGCCACTTGGGAAAGTGGCGTTGGGTGGTTTGAACATTATTGACATGCCTCGGCGTGCGATTATTTCTGGTTTGAAAGAAACTGTTGATTTGCTTGACAAGGACCCGAATACGAAGGCTTCGTTTGGGGATTTGCGTACACAGTTTAATGACCCGACTTTTGGTTTTGGTCGTGTTATGCCGATGGACGGTTGGAAGGGTCGTATTGTTGGTTTTATTGGTGATGTTGTTCTTGACCCGACAACGTATTTGACGTTGGGTGCTGCTGTGCCTGTGAAGGCGATTGCTCGTGGTGCTGGTGCTGCTGGGTTGCGTGCAACAGCCAAGGTTGGTGCGCAGGATGTTGCGTTGCGTGCTGCGTTGGGTACGAAGAATGTTTCTGGTCGTGAGGGTCGGTTCGCTTTGGCGAACCTTGTGAAACAGTATGGTGGTAATGCTGACGAAATTGCTGCTGTTGCTTCTCGTGGTAAGTCTGCTGTGCCTGATGATATTGCGAAGGTTATGGGTTTGCAGCGTAACGGTTTGTACATGTTTGGTTCTCGTGTACGTTTGCCGGGTTCTGGTGCTATTGGTGGTGCGCTTGAGTCTGGTTTGATTAAGACACGTTTGGGTATTACGAACACAAACGTGGGTAAGAAGTTGCAGTATTTGTATACGCCGAAGGGTGCTTCGGGTACTCAGGGTGACGTAAGTAAGATGCGTGCAGATTTTGCTTCGGGTCGTGTGCCAAAAGAAAAAGTCGGCATGTATATGGCTGCTCTTGGTGGTTCGGAGAATGGTCGTCGTCGTGGTGCTTCGTATGGTCAACAGTATTTGCGTGATGCTCGTGCTGTTGCGATTCTTGATTCTGTGTCGCAGTTTGATGACCAGATTCATCGTTTTATTGAATCTGCTGACCCGGGTTTGTTGTCGCCAGCGCAGCGTGAAGCGACGCAGGCTGTGCAGGACCATTGGGAGAAGGTTCGTATTTTGTTGGAAACTGAGGGGCAGAGAATTGACCCTAGTTTCAGGTTGAATGTTGGTGCGACTGACCCGATTACGGGTCGTCCACGATACATGCCGCACATTCAAACTGCTGAGGCGTACCGTTGGCGTCAACGGAACGCCACGAATCCGTGGTCACAGTTGTTGGATAGAGCAACGAGTGTTGATGTGTTGGACATGAACAACAACCTTGCTGCACGATACTTTAAGCAGGGTGACAAGTTTTTGGATACGGACGATGTCATCAAGACTGGTTCGATTGATGAGATTAACGCTTTGTGGCGCAAGCACACAAAACTTGATTTTGATTTGTTTGAAACGAGCACGTCACGTATTTTGGCTGGTTATGAGCAAACTGTTCGTGGTGCGTTTGAAGCGTTTACGTTGCTTGACGAATTGAAGGACGCTGACTTTGTGCGCATGTTGCGCACACAGGGGGAGATTGACCCAGATTATTTGAAGGCGTTGGAAAATTTGGCGACAAGTAAGGCGAAGAATGTTGCTGATTTGACTTCTTCGGCTCGTTATGCTGCCGATGAGTTGGTGAAGGTTGTTCAGCAAACTTTTGATACGAACTATCGTCGTTCTATTGCTTCTTCTGTGAGGGGCGAGATTTTGGATGTTCGTGCTGAGGTTCGTGCGGGTGAGCGTGCTGTGGCTGATGCTGCTGAGGCTGGTTCTCGCGCGACTGCGTTGTCTAAGCAGTTGACTGATTTGTCTGCCAAGCAACAGGCTGAGGCTGTTGCGTTGGCTGCGATGTTTGAAGAAAAGAACGCTGTGATGATGTTTATGAACGATGCTTTGACTCGTTCACATGACGAGGCGGTTGATTTGGCTCGCCAAGCGGACCAGATGAATGAGATGATTGCTGCTCGTGTTGTGACCGCTGAGCAGGCTGAGGCGGCGTTTGAGGCTTTCAAACAGAAAGCCAAGGACGCTGACGAAGCGTTGAGGCGTTCTGAGGAGACGTTGAACTATTACCGTTTGTATGGTGATGAGTTGGGTCCTGCTTTGCAGAGTATTTATGAGCGTATCCGTTTGGCTGATTCAACGAGCGATGGTGTGTTGGATGAACCTGCTGTGTATCGGATGTTGGAATCTGACATTGAGGAAGGTCTTTTTTCTGGTGATGAGCGTGTAAACAGGGTTCTCAACATTTTGATGCGTCCGTTTGACAACACTCCGTTTGCCAGTAGCACCGATTTGGGTCAAGGGTGGTTGAGTGATGCGTTGAACTCTATTGGTGATACGGGCAAGTTGTTGAACAGCATCCCCGACATGGGTGCGCCGAAAGGTAATCGTGCGACTCGTGCGAACATGGCTCGTGCTGGTAAAAGCAATAAACGAAAGTTGACTGGTGCGCAAGTTAACGACATTATTGGTCGTGGTGCAACTGTGGGCGATAACCATGCTGAGATGGCTGATGCTTTCTTCTTTATGACCGCACGCGAATTGCGTGCAGTCAATGATGCTTACGGTGGTGGGGCTGCTGGGTTGGCTGCGCAGGATGCGCTAGCCAAAGAGTTGCTGGAGGGTACTTCTGAGCGTGCAAAGGTTTGGCGTGAGGCTCGTATTGCTGTTCAATATGTAAAAGAGCAGATGGACATTATTCGTGAGATTGGTTCAATGCGAACCCAGCGTGGTGGCAGGTTTGCTGACAGTTCTGAAACGATTGCTCGTATTGCGGAAATTCAAGACAAGATAGACAACTTGGAATTTGCGATACCAGATTTGGCGCTTACTGCGTACTATCGTGCCAAGGAGTCGGTTGATACGTTTAAGGGTGCTCCGGGTCTTGTTGCAACACCGAAGTATTCTGCTGACATGTTTGAGCGTTTGAATGTGCTTGTCAACAATTTGGCTATTGCTCGTCCAGAGTTGCGGAGCGGCATCGCTGGTTTTCAAGATGTTATTCAGCAGACAAGACAAAGAATTGAAGGCGGTTTGATTCCACAGGTTGATGGTGTCAAACAGTTGTTTGACCAGATTGACGAGTTTGTTCGCAAGCAGTTTACGAACGAAGATGAACTTCGTCGTTTGACTGCTGTGAAAGCAGAGTTGGAAAAGAACGCTGATGCTGCGTTGAAGGTTGATAAACGGTTTACGGAAGTTTCTACTGACGTTCTTGAATCAACCAAGGATGCTGGCATAAAGTTGGCTAACTATCACATTCTTCATGCGACTCGCCTTGCTGTGGATGCTATTGCTGCGTTGACTCCTAGTGGTACTGCGCCTAGTGAGGCGTTGTTTGCGTTTGCTCGTTCTGGTGCTGCACGTCAACAGTTGAAGCATTTGACGGATTTCCAGCATACGGTGTTTACTGCCAACGAGGTGATGGAGAAGATTCGTACACAGGTGTTTGGTGGTGTTGAGGTTGCTGGTGATGTGAAAGTTGCTGGTGACAGGATTCGTTCTACGAGGGTTGCTGACCGTGCGCTTGTGTTGCGTCAGGCTGTGCAGAATCTTTCTGATGATGAACGCGAAGCGCTGTATGCGGTTGTTGGTGATTTGAGTTATGTAGAGAAGCAGATTTCTATTGGAACGAAGATGGAGGTGGCCCGTAGGACCACCCCAGAGTATGCGCAGGCTCGTGACCGTGTGTGGGCTGTTGAGGCTGGTAATCCGGATTGGCGTGGTCAGATTGAGTTGGATATTCCAAGTTATGTTCGTACTCCTTCTCGTGCTCGTACTTATCAGTATGCGGATGATGCGTCAAGGTTTGAGACGGATGTTTCTGAAGGTGTCGTGGAGTCTGTTGATGCGCAGGTTAAGGCTGCGCAGAATCGTATTAACCGAATGGAGAATGCAACGCCTCAAGCGTTGAATAAAGAAATTGACCGTCTTGTTGAGGTTGGCAAACTAACTTCTAGCGAGGCTGAGGATTTGCGTCTCGCTGTACAGCAGGGCGAAGAGGCCGCAAAGCGTACACAGAAGGTTGCTCGTGAGCGTGCTGGGGCTACTGGTAAGGGTGAGCGTGCTGCTCGTCAGCGTGCTCGTGGTGTGTTGCGTTCTGGTGATGAGACGTTTGGTATGAGTCGTGCGTTTTGGATTGCGACAAGAACCAATGCTGATGGTTCCACGTTGAGTAATCAACGTGTGGTTGATTTCTTTACGATGGTGTTTGGTGATGGTGAGATTCGTGTTTCTAATAGCGGTGGTTTTAAACGTCCATCAAATGTTGTTGGTGGTGATGAAATTGGTTTCCGTGAGGAAACAACAAGAGTAATCAATGCTGCGAAAGCAGAAAAACAGAAAGCAAAGGCTGAGTTGCCTGCTGGTTTGAGCAAGGATGCCAAGGAAGAGGCGTTGCGCAACATAGAACTGAACTATTGGCGTACGTTGGGGAATCAAGAAAACGCTTTGGTTGATATTAGGGCTGTTGAAAGAATTTTGTCAGACATTGAAAAGACGAAGGTTGAGATTCGTTTCTTGAAAGCGGACGCAAGGAATGCGCCTATTGGGACTTTTAAGCGTCAAAGTTCTGCTTCTGCTGCTGCTCGTGCTGAAGCAAAACTGAAGTCGTTGCGTGGACAGTTGGGCGCTCTTGAGCGTGAGGCTACACAGTTGGTGCAGCGTGGGACTAGCAGCCCAGCGGCAACATACAAATATATTTCTGTTGGGGAATCTGTTTTGGGTAAGGCTGGTGCTCGTACACGTGCACGTATTGAGGCTTTGCGTACGTTGGCTCGTGACCCCGAGGCTGGTGAAGCGTTTAGTTTGGCTACTGGTGTTGAGCGCAATGAGGTGTTGACTGGGACGTTTGGCTACGTGGAGTTTTTGCGTGGTCGTGCGAATGAGTTGCAGGCTGCTTATGATGCGACGCAGAGAACTGCTGCGGAGTTGAAGAAGGTTGAGGACAGGATTGGTCGGGCTTCTGCTGTTCGTAAGCAGGGTGTTGATGAGGCTGAGCAGATTGCTGCAAGTCCGAAGATGCAGCAGCGTTTGGATGCGGCAATCAATGTTGTGTCCGATGATGAGCAGGTTCGCAATAAGGCGACTAGCCAGTTGTTGCGTTCTAAGCAGTGGACTGCAAAGGAAGCACCTTTGCCTCCACGTGTGGCGAAGATTGTGAATGAGCAGGAGCAGATTAAGCGTCAGATTTTGGCGATTGAGAAAACTCCTGAGTATACGACTGCTGTTGAGCGTGAGTTCCGTCATAAGGTTTTGATGGGTTTGGCTCGGTTGGATTTGTCCGACCCGAACATCCGTTTCCCCGAGGAAACGTTCACAGAGCAAACTCTTGGTGCGTTGAGCAGGTTTGCTTCTCGTGGTCCGGGTGTAGCAGAGCAACTTGATGGCGGCGCCGTTCAAGTATTTGATATGGCGGAAGTTTCTTTGGAGGATGTCGCCAATGATGTGTTGAAGGGTCAAGCATCCAAGTATGTGTTTGTTGTTGGCAATCGCAGAATTGGACCTTCTGTTGTTCGTGATGTTCTTGTGAAGAAGAACAATTCCAAGTTCCGTTATGTGGTTGAAAGTTTTGATGACGGGTCTGGGAATAAGACTTTCGTGTACAGGGATAAGGGAAATGGTTCTGTACATACTTTCCGTGAGGCTGCGCCAGAGAAGTTTGAACCAAGAGAAATCGTGTTGGATGAACCGATTTATATTGCCCGACCTGTGTCGGACAATTTGACTTCTATTGAAAAAGATGCTTTGGCTAGAGCGCAAACCGAATACTATTCGGCGTTGGAAGGGAACCTGACAACGTTCAAAAAGAGTAGGCAGATAACTGCTGGTAAGAGCGGTGAATCTTTCTATGAACCGACCAGCGCTTATGCGCTGTTTGGTTCGCCAACTGGTGAACGTGTGCATCGCATGGACGAGGTGGTTGGTACGTCTAGGTACGCTCGTGGAACGAATCCGCTTGACCCTGCGGTTGTGTTTGACGAGTCTCAGGGTCGTGGCATTGTTCGCAATTTTGGTTCTTTGTTTGAAGAGCCTGCTTCTCCGACCAGTCAGCGTGGCCGCGAGTTGCGTGCACAGGCGAAGGCTAAGCAGGCTGAGCGTGACAAGGTTGCTGTTGAGCACGCTAAACAGTTGGATGCCATGCGTTCTGCTACGACCGAGAAGGCTCGTCGTTCTGCTCAGTCTCGTGCAGCGAACCTTAGTGACAGGATTAATGCGTTTGATGCAGAGTTGGATGTTTTGGAGAATCGGATTGCGAACTCGAGTCCTGTTACTCAGATGATTACCGTTGAGGGTGTTGTTCGTGTTGCGGAGTATTTCAGGAACAATCCTGATTTGTTGCGTCGTTTGGGTGTGCGTATTGATGGCGATGTTGTGAGCGATGCTGACGTATTGCGTGGTATTGATAAGTATGTTGAGGCGTTGGAGTTCAGGAAACTGAACCCAACGAAGAAGGCACCGAAGCAGAATAAGTATGGTGCTTTTAATACTGCTGGTGTTCCAGATGATTCTGCACCTGTTGCGTCTATTTCGGTTGCTGAGGTTAAGCGTCGTCGTAGGACGTTGAATAAGGTTTTTGATGCTTCTCCACAAGGCAAGTTGTTGGCTGATGTTCGTGGCAAGAACGCTCGTTTGGCTGCCAATCAGAAAGAGTTGATAACTGTTCGTAACGGTGGTGAGGGTGCAGAGTTGCTTGCTGCTAAGCGTTCAACTGAGGAAGAATTGGCTAGGGCTGAGCGTAGTTTGAAGTTGAATGAAAAGAATGTTTCCAAGGCTTTGCGTGAGCAGAAGCCGAAGGTTGAGCCGTTGCCGGGTGAAAGTCTTGCCGACACTGCGTTGCGTGTCGCAAGAGAAGAAGAAACTAGGTTGGCTGCCAAACCGTTGCAGAGGTTCGGTGAAGCACTTGATGGTCCTGTGGCTGCTCAGGCACGTGCGGATGCTTTTGCTTCTGCCGCTCCAGAGTATGCAACGGCAACATGGTTTGATTCTGCTGGAAGAAACATTCCGCAAATCATGGACGGTATCAATGCTGACATTTCTGCACGCAGAAGCATTGTGGAGACGTTGAAGGCACGAGAGATTGAGGTCAAGGACCGTATCTCTGTTATCACCAAGATGATTGCTGGTGACAGGGTTCCTGCTAATCAGCGTCAACTTTTGACTGATGAGTTGCGTTCGTTGAATCTACAACTTCATGGTGTTCCAAGAACACCGAAGCGTGCTGGCGAGAAGGGTTTGAATCAGCAGATTAGCGAGGCGTTGGAACGTATCAACGTGTTGCAGAAGCAGCGTAGGACTGTTGAGGCTCAACTTGTTCAAGAGCGTTCTGCTGCCGATGCTGGTTTCTATCTTGAGTTGAATCTGAACGACGCTCGTAAGCGTCTTGATTTGTTGAATGCGTCGCTGGAAGACATCAAGGGCATTCGCACTCGTGCACGTGTCGGTAAGAAGGATGGTTGGATGGCGGACTTTGATGAGTTCGCTGCCGAGGTTTCTGATGTGATGAATCGTTTGAACACGATGCAAGACGGTCCTGACACCCGACGCTTGGCGTCGGTGTTGACTGGCTATTTGGAAGCACGGGCGAATCTGTTGCGTGGTACTGCGGAGTTGGAAGATGTTGCGCAGATGGAGCGCATGATTGCGTCTGGTCGTGTGTTCGCTGAGGGTGACCACATTGTGTTCAAGCAGGTGATGGATGAGGGCTGGATGAAGTTGACTGGTTCTGGTGCGTTGGCTTCGTTTGAGAATTTGCAGATGCGTCCAGAGGTTGCTGAAATTCTTACGAACATGGGTCGCTTGCGTGACCCAGCGTTTGTCAAGAGTATGCGTGTATGGTTCGGTCCGTACACAAGGTTCTTTAAGGCTTGGGCGTTGTCCACACCCGGTTACCATGTGCGCAACAGTGTGACTAACGCTTTCATGTTGGTTGCTGCTGGTGGGCGTCCACAGTTCTTGGCTGAGGGTATGCGTGAATACAACGCTCTGTACAACAGTTTGAAGAAAGGAACGTCTATTGACGACTATTTGGCTAATTTGCCTGAGAGTCGCCGTTTGACTGTTTCTCGAGCGTATGAGTCAATGCTTGGTTCTGGTGTTGGTCAGTCTGAGGAAATTGCGTTTGATACGGCTGGCGTGTTGACGAACAATCCGATTACTCGTGCCAACAGGCGTGTGGGTGCGTGGGTTGAGCAGCATTCACGTTTCATGTTGGCGTACGATGGTATCCGTCAAGGTTTGGATGTGAACGGTGCTACTGCTCGTACACGCAAGTTCTTGTTTGACTACGAAGACATTTCCACTTTGGATGCGTACATGCGTAGCATTGTTCCGTTCTGGATGTGGACGAGCCGTAACTTGCCGTTGACGATTCAGAACATTTACATGAATCCTCGCCCGTACCAGTGGTATCAGAGTGTTCGTCGCAACATTGAGGACCAAGAGAAAACTGAAGGGTTGCCGTTGTACATGCGTGAGGCTGGCGGGTTTGCGTTGGCTGGCACGAATCTGGCTGCGACACCTGACTTGGGTTTCAACAGGTTGCAGGCTGACGTGAACATGTTGACTGACCCGACACGGTTTGCTGCGAACATCAACCCGTTGTTGCGTGTGCCTGCTGAAACGATGCTGGCAAACAAGTCGTTCTTCCGTAACAGGGAGTTCAATAGGGAACCGATTGCTGTTGAGGGTCCTGTTGGTACGTTGGCTTCGCTGTTGGGTCAGCCGATTGGTGCTGGTAGTTCTGTGGGCGGTCAACGGTTTGTTGATGAGAAGTTGTTGTATGCGTTGGGGAACTTGGTTCCTACGTTGAATCAGGTGGAACGGTTTGTTCCTTCGCAAGAGTACTATCAGCAGCGTGGTTCTACGAACCCGCTGTTGGGTTACTTGGGTGCGCCTGTTCGTGAAGTTACTCCGCAGATGCGTGCAAGTGAGCAGCGTCGTATCCTTGCGGAGTTACAGAAACTTGTTGCTGCTCAACCGAAGGTGGAACCTAATGAGTAAGACGTACACAGGGAATCGTGATGGGGATTACGGCAAGGCTCGTGCAGGCTTGTTGGAGTTCGTGAAGACGATTGAGCAGATTAC